TTTATGGAGTTTACTATACCTGCAAATTTAAGAGGGATTAAGTTGAGTCAATGGCAAAAGTATATTAATGTCTACGACAAGAATAAGGATGATGAGAATGCTACTGAGTTTCTAAACAAAAAGGTGTTAGAGATATTCTGTAACATAAAGTTATCAGAAGTTGATAAGATAGGTTTAAATGTGTTTGACGATACTTTAGCTCACTTATCATCTGTACTGAATGAGAAACCAGAACTTGTACATAAGTTTAGTCTAATAGGAACTGATGATGTTGTTGTTGAGTTTGGTTTGATACCTAACTTTGATAAAATGAGTTATGGTGAGTTTATAGACTTAGAGAAATATATGTTTGATAATGATAACTACCATAAAGCAATGGCAGTTCTTTACAGACCAATTAAGTTCAAGAGTAAAGATAAGTACCTTATACACGATTACAAGGGTACAGAGTATATGGCTGATGTAATGAGAGATGCTCCATTAGACGCTGCACTTGGTGCAAGGGTTTTTTTTTATCGTTTAGCGACAAAATTAGGGAATTATACGATGGCTTATACACTCAAAGAGTTGCAGAAGAAACAGGAGGGTCTTCAGGACGAGCATTCGGTAAAAAATGGGGAGACTATCAAGCAATATTTACTCTCGCTAGAGAAGATGTTAGAAGAATCGGAGAGGTTACAGAACTCCCTTTACACCAATGTTTAATGTATTTAGAGTTTGTAAAAGAAAAATCAGAATTAGAAAGTAGAATGTTAAAACAAAAAATGAGATGACACACGTTTACGACATATTAGACGTCATAAAAGACGAGTTATTAACTAACCCATCAGTAAATACCGTTACTTACGGAGACATAACTGATGTTGACTTAGACAAGACAACTATGTTTCCATTATCACATATGTTGATAGATAGTGCTAATTACAAGGAAAGAACAGTTGTTTTTGACATTAAGTTACTTTGTGCAGACATAGTTGACTACAATACTAAGAAATCTGATTACGAACTGTTTTATGGTAATGATAACTTACAAGACGTTATGAATACTCAGTTTGAAGTTATAAACTCTTTAATAATGAAGTTGATGAGAGGTGATTTGTTTGAGATGAACTATCAAGTAACAACACAACCTGTTGCACAACCGTTTAAAGAACGTTTTAGCAACGAATTAGCAGGTTGGGCAGTAAATATATCAATAGAGATTCCTAATGGCATAAGCATCTGTTAATGGAAGGAGAGAACCTAAAATTAGCCTTGAGAGAGGTTGGTAAGCTAATTAGAAAGAATCTAAAGCAAGAAGCTAAGAATGATAAGTTCAAGGCTTCTGGTAAATTAGATAGGTCTTTTAGGTATAGGGTTGAGGATAATGAGTTATACATATTCGGAGAACAGTATGCAAATGCTTTATCTAAAGGTATAACAAATAAGGGCAAGTATAGTGAAAAGATGTCCGATAACTTAATTCGATGGGCAAAGACTAAAGGTATGAGACCTATGTTTAGGCAATACCAAAAGGGAGTTAATGGAAAATACGAGCCTACAGGTAAGTTCAGAAAGGTTTATGAAAGCAGTTGGAAGTCTTTAGGTTTTGTTTTGGCAGCAAGTATATCCGGTAATTCACCAGCAGGTAAAGATGCTAAAAACCCTGATGGAGGTATATCTAAGAGATTTAAATATAAAGGTAGTGGATTTATTAAAACAGTACAAGAACAAACAAAAGAACAAATAAAAACAATATTAAAAGAAGGTTACAGAAAGGATATACTGTTAAGCCTTGATAAATTAAAATCAATTAACTAATGGCAATAATAAATGTAAGAAGTCCGAAGTATGTATATATTGATGAGATTGAATTATCTTATGCAGTACTAAAACTATTTATTTGGACTGGAAATAGAAGTGCTGATTTTCCATCAACAGAAACTTACAATATTCGTAAATCTGGTACAGGTACAGTATATTTTGAAATATCAGAATTAATAAGAGATTATTTAGACACAACATTTGATGGAAATTATAATGGTCAAGCAGTTTGGGTTTCAACTACTTTACTTGCTTATGATTCTGATGGTGAAGAGGTGGCAGATGATGGAGAAAGTTTTGTTGCTTTTGATGGTTACAACTATTTCGAAGAAAGTGCCAATGTATCAAATCCTATAATGATTACAAATAGAAACTTATCTGTTTTAAAAGACAATACTTTTAAGATTCCTATTTATACTGCTACAAGTCCAACAGTTCGTTATTATGTAAATGGTCAATTATCAAACACAGTAACTTACTTATCTTCAAACGAAAGTGATGAACAGATAGAATATATTTCTATTCTCAATAATGACAAGATAACTGTTACAGATAGTAGTGGTGTTAAAACGATAAACATAGAGATTTTAGAAGAATGTAAATACGAACCTAAAAAGGTAACATTTGTAAATAAGTTTGGTGCTTTACAAGATATGATATTCTTTAAAAAAGCAGTAGAAAAAATGAATGTAACTAAAGAATCTTATAAGTCAAATATATTAAGTTCTAATTATACATATAGTTCAAGCAATCACGTTTACAGGGATTTTAACGTTATGGGTAGAGAATCTGTTACATTAAGTAGTGGTTTTTTAAGTGAGGAATACAACGAAGTGTTTAAACAAATGATGCTATCTGAAAAGGTATGGGTTACCAATGTAATTGATAGTGTAGAACAAGTGCTACCAATTAACGTCAAGACAAGTGATATTACTTACAAGACTTCTTTAAATAATAAATTAGTAGAATACACAATAGAATTTGATAAATCATTCGATACTATAAATAATATAAGATAGATGCAGATAACTCAGTTATACATAGATGGTCAAAGAGTTGATATGTTTGATGATGTTGGTGTTACTATTACTGACACTATAAAAGACGTTAGAGATATTAGTAAAGTGTTTACAGAATATTCTCAAACATTTAGTTTACCAGCGAGTAAAACCAATAACAAAATATTTAAACACTTTTATAACAATGATATTCAGAATGGTTTTGATGCAAGGATAAGAGTACCTGCAAGTATAGAACTTAACTCTATACCTTTCAAGAATGGATATATTAAACTTGAAGGAGTTGATTTAAAGAACAATACTGCACATACATACAGAATAACATTTTTCGGTAACACCATATCGTTAAAAAACCTTTTAGGAGATGATTTATTATCTTCTTTATCTTGGTTAGATAAATTTAGTAAAAAACCAAATGGCAGTAATCTAAAAACAACTCAAGAAGACATAAAGGAATATTTAACAACATCTATAACTAAATCTGTTGATAGTGTTGACTATGTAGCTCCTATACAAGTTCCTTTAATCACACATACTCAAAGGCTTTATTATGAAAGTGGAACACACGCTAATAATAGTGATAACTTATCTTATGAAGGTACTGGAAACTCTAAACATCAAGGAGTTAAATACAACGAACTAAAATATTCTATAAAATTAAGTATTATAATAAAAGCTATAGAGGAGAAATACGGATTAAACTTTAGTGATGACTTTTTCAAAGGAGGAGATTCTTCTTTTGATAATTTGTATATGTGGTTACATAGGTCTAAAGGAAAAATAACAAGTGGAGAGCAGTTAGAAACATCTATTTATACTGTTAATGATTTTAGTGATTACAGTCTTTACAACGGTAGTTCTATGGAGGATAGTGTGCTTACTTTATCTGATGGATATTACTTCAATAATCAAGTACTAAAATTAAGTCTTATCACTACAACTACAAATGTAGATTATTCTGTTACTGTATTTAGAGATGGTGTTTCTGTGTATTCTGCTTCAGAATTAACTGGCAGTATGACTAATGTAAGCATACCTGTATCTAATAATTCATCATATACTATTCAAATAAGTTCTGCTCAATCAATCACATTTCAAAAAGCCGATTGGAGTTATACTTATTATGATAGCGAAAATGATTTTATATGGGAAACATATACGAGTTCTACCATTAACATAACAACTGATATTAATTTTAATATTACACAACAAATACCTAAAATGAAGGTGTTAGATTTCTTAACTTCATTATTTAAGATGTTTAACTTGGTTGCGTATGTTCAAGGGAGCGAAATGGTTGTAAAAACATTAGATGACTTTTATGATAATCCATCAGCAGACTCGCCTTACGACATAACAAAGTATGTGGATGTTAATTCATCACAAGTTAATTCAGCATTACCTTTTAGAGAGGTGGTTTATACTTATAAAGGATTAGGCACTTTCTTAGCAAAGCAACACGAACAGTTGTTTAACGAAGAATGGGGTACAGAAGAGTATAAGGGTTCTGATGGTCTTATTTTGTCTGAAGGTATATTTAAAAGTGAAATACCTTTTGAGCATATGAAGTTTGAGAGATTAATAGACTTAAATACAAGTGAATTAACATATGTGCAATGGGGGTTTTGTGTTGATGATAATCAAGATAGTTACATTGGAAATCCTTTGATTTTTTATATGAATCGAGAAGTTCTTCCTCAAGGAAAACCTATATCTTTTGTCAATCAAGTTGGTACTGTAAATGAAGAAGATAATGTAGCTATAGACCACGTACCTATCACATCTTATTATGTGCCATCTAATTCAGATTTTAAAGCTACTCAAGTAGAGGATAGACAATCTATAAACTTTAGTGCAGAAAAAGATGAATGGGATTTAGTTACTACAAGGGAAAGTTTGTTTAACAGTTACCACAGAAATTATATTTCAAATGTTTTTGATGAGTCTAATAGATTAAAGAAGATAAGTGCTTATTTACCGTTAAGAATATTGTATAAATACACATTAGCAGATAGATTTGTTTATTTAGGTAAAAGTTATAAAATTAACTCTATAGAGACAGATTTCTATACAGGTAAATCAGATATAGAATTAATTAATGATTATGTTAATATACCTATTGATTACGAAGCACCAACCGCTCCGAGTAATTTAACAGATATAGCTAAAACAGAAACAACAATAACCATACAATGGACTGAATCAACAGATAATATTGGTGTTGTAGGTTATAATATAGAGTTAAATCAAGGAGAGCAAATAATAACTATAGGTAATGTAACAAGTTATCAGATAACAGGTTTAAACGGACTTACAGTATACAGAATAGCGTTATCAGCATTTGATGCGTCAGGAAATGAATCAAACATCTCAAATGTAATAGATGTAGAAACAACTCAAGGATGATAAGACAAACATTAGAATTACTAAGGAATAACGAGTGGTTAATTGAAGACAAGGATGTCAATATAGCTAAAGGACTATATGAAATGCCTTCAAGTTTTAGAGAGTTAAAAACAAGTATAAAAAGAAAAAAACTAACAAGATAATGGCTGACGATAATAAAATAATTTTAAAGATACAAGTTGAAAAAGGTGGCTCAACAGCTACGTTAAAAAACTTTGAAAATCAGGTCTTAAAGTCTGGTGTAGCTATAAAGGATTTAAATAATTCTATAGGTAATTTTACTACAAGTAGACTTAAAATGGATGGTCAAGTGAAATTAACTACAGACCAATTCAAAAGGCTTGAGAAATCAGTTGGTGGCTTTAAGACTGCTACAGGTGCAAGTACTTCAGCTACTCTTGAACTCGGTAGGGTTCTTTCTGATATGCCTTATGGTATTCGAGGTGTTGCCAATAACTTGCAACAATTAGCTTCTAACTTATTCTTTATGTCTAAAGCTACTGATGCTGCTACAGGTAAATCCGTAGGTTTTTTAGGAGCTATAGGTAAGGTACTTAAGGGGTTGATAGGACCTGCTGGTATACTTATAGCTTTTCAAGGAATAATAGCTGCATTTGATTTTTTTAGTCAAAAAACTAAAAAGGCAGAAGAAGATTTAGGAAATTTTGGTGGAACTGTAGCTAAATCTGGTTCTAATCTAAAGATTCTAAAACAAGCATTAGAAGAGGGCACTATATCTACAGAAGAAGCTAATAGGGCAGTTAATAAAGCTAATTTAGAATATAAAGACTTAAACCTTAAATTAGATGAAAATAATCAGCTCACAAAAGATAGTGTTGAACGTATAGACGATAAGATAGATGCAATAGAAAGATTAGCTAAGGCACAGGCTTTACAAGCATTGTTAGAAGCCGAATATGAAAAAATAGGTAAAGCGAGAGCTGACCTTGATGCTGACTTAGCTGAAAAAGGATTAAAATTAAAAGACTTAGAGATAAGAAAAAAAGAGTTCGAGGCAAAACTGGAAGGCAAACAAGGTACTGCAAGAAGAAAATTACAAAGAGATTTTTTAAGAGTAAACGAAAAACAAGGATTTAAGTTAATAGATAACTTTAATAAAATAGAGACAGAGGGTAAGAAATCAATAGACTCTATTATTAATCAATTAAATGAAGAAGATTTATTTGATGAGTTATTTAAGGGTAAAGGTAAAGATTCTGGAGAGAAATTTGCAGGTAAATTCGTAGAGTCTTATTACAACGAAATAGCAGGTATTCAAGATGTTGTTCCAGATGAAGATTTTGATGGAATAAGTGATACTGCCAAGATAACAGGTCAAATTATACTAAAGCCTAAGATTGACAATCCAGACCCAGAAGACCTCGAGGATTTAACTTTTTACTTAGACAAATATAAGCAGTTAATGAGTGGTGTTAGTGACTTTCTTCAAGGGGAAACTGATAGGCAATTAACCATAGAGCAAAACAAAACTAATGTTTTAAATAAAGAATTAAATGATAGATTATTAAATGAAAATCTATCTAAAGACGAAAGAGCTAAAATACAAAATCAAATAGCTATAAACGATGAAGAGTTAAGAAAAAAACAAAACAAGATTAAGAAAAAAGCGTTTGACACACAAAAAGCGTTTAACATATCCATTGCAGTTGCAGATACAATCGTGGCAGGTATTAGTGCTGCTAAGCAAGAATATGGAGGTGCTTTTGCAAAGATTGCAGCTATGACTGCCGTTATTGGTGCAGGTATGGCTCAAGTAGCAGTTATTGCGAGACAGAAATTTCAACCAGAATCAGCACAAACTCCTACGAATATAGGGGCAGCAAGTGGTGGTGCAGCAGGAGCATCTGAACGTTCAGAACCTTCGTTTAACATAGTGGGGAGGTCTAACGACAACTTACTTATAAACGCTATACAAGCACAATTTGGTAAGCCATTAAAAGCATACGTAGTATCAAGAGATGTTACTACTCAACAACAGTTAGATGGTATGATTGTAGGTCAAGCAGGTACTTAAAATAAAACAAAATAAAACAAAATAAGTTAACATAATATAAATAAGTTAAATATGGAAGGATTAGATACAATAGAATTATTTATAGACGAATCAAAAGAGGAAGATGGAATTGAGGCTATATCTTTAGTTGAGTTCCCTGCTATCGAAGAGAACTTTGTAGCTTTAAGTAAACATAAAGTAGAGTTTAAAACTGTTGATTCAGAAAAGAGAATAATCGTTGGTTTAGCATTAGTGCCAAATAAGCTAATATACAGACGTAAGGGAGACTATGAGTACAATATAACGTTCTCTACCGAAACTGTAAGAAAAGCGTCTGAACTATACTTAAAACGTCTTAAAAACAATAATACAACATTAGAACACGCTGAATTTACAGGAGGTGTGTCTGTTATAGAATCTTGGATAGTAGAAGACCCAGAGAAAGACAAAACTGCTTTATATGGATTGAACGCAGTAAAAGGTGCTTGGGCAGTTACTATGAAGATAGATAATGATGAGGTATGGGAAGGTGTTAAACAAGGTAAATACTTAGGGTTAAGTATTGAAGGTATGTTTAGCGATAATGTAGAAGATATTGAAGAGGTTGAGGCGAGTAGTGTATTAGAAGAGATAAAGAAACTATTAACCGAAGATGTAGAATTAAAGTCTTATAGTGATTATCCACAAGGTGCAACTAACAATGCTAAGAGAGCGTTAAAGTATAAGAAAGAGAACGGAAGTTCTTGTGGTACAAGTGTTGGATGGACAAGAGCAAGTCAATTAGCCAACAGAGAGCCTTTAAGTAGAGATACTATTGCAAGAATGGCATCATTTAAAAGACATCAGCAACATAAAGACGTACCTTATTCAGAAGGATGTGGTGGTATTATGTGGGATGCTTGGGGTGGTTCAGCAGGTGTTAATTGGGCAATCAGCAAACTAAAAAAGATAGACAATGAAAGCTAAATATTGCAAATGTAAGAATACTTATTCTATAGAATGTGATAAGTACTCAAAGAAAAGAAAGTGCAATGCAGATGAGTATTGGAAGCAAGGTATAGGCTCAATTCACAAGCAAGAAGAGGAGTAAAAATACGACAGTAAAATTTTAAATAGTTATATTAATATAAATCAATAAGTATGAAAGCGACAGAAATCCTTAACAATGTCAAAGAACTTTTAAATCTTTCTAAGGAAGAGTTGAAAGCAGAAGACATTGCAGTTGAAGAGTCAGTAGAATTATCTACAGAGGAAGTAACTGAAGAAGTAAAAGAGGAAGTGGAAGAGGTTGTACTTGCTGAAGAGCCTAAAGAAGAGGTTGTAATCGAGGAGGAAGTTGAAGCACCTGCTATGAGTTACGCTACTTCTGATGAGTTAGCAGCAGTAAAATCAGAGCTACTTTCTATGATTAAAGCATTAATCGAAGATAAACCAATGGGAGAAGCTAAAGAAGTTCCTGAGGAGTTATCTAAACAAGAAGAGGTTGAACTATCTGAAAATGTAGAAGAAGTTGTACATTCTCCAGAGGCTGAAATCGAAAAGAAAAAGAATTTATTATCAAACCTAAACAAATCTATGACTACTGAACAAAGAGTTAATAGAATGTTATTTAATTAAAATTAGACAAAATGGCTACTACTACAAGTATTACTACAACTTACGCTGGAGAATCAGCAGGGAAATATATTTCTGCTGCTTTACTTTCAGGTAACACTATTGCAAATGGTGGACTAACTATCCGACCAAACGTAAAGTTCAAAGAGGTTGTTAAAAGATTGGAATTAGATGGTATCACTAAGAATGGTACTTGCGACTTCAATGACACTTCAACTTTGACTTTAACTGAAAGAATCCTTGAACCAAAGGAATTACAAGTTAACTTAGAATTATGTAAGAAAGATTTCCGTTCAGATTGGGATGCAATCCAAATGGGATATTCTGCATTTGATAACTTACCATCTTCTTTCCAAGACTACTTAATCTCTTATGTTGCTGCTAAAGTAGCACAAAAGAATGAGCAGAACATATGGGCAGGTGCAGATGGAGAAGGTTCATTTGACGGATTCTCTACTCTATTAGCTGCTGATGGTGATTTACCAGCTGCACAACAAATTGCTGGAACTACTGTAACTGCTGCTAACGTAGTAGATGAGTTAGGAAAAGTTGTTGACCAAATCCCTGCTTCTTTATATGGTAGAGATGATTTATTCATCTATGTTTCTCAAAACATCTTTAGAGCATACAAGAGAGCATTAGGAGGATTCCAAGCTAACGGTGAAGGTGCTGCTGGTGTAGGTTCTCAAGGAAACAACCAAGACATCAACATCTTATACTTTGATGGTGTAAAAATCTTTATGGCTAACGGATTAGCAGCAAACACTGCGGTAGCAACTACTAAAGATAACTTACAATTTGGAACTGGTTTATTATCAGACCATCAAGAAGTAAAAGTATTAGATATGGCAGACTTAGATGGTTCTCAAAACGTAAGAATCATTATGCGATTTACCGCAGGAGTACAGTACGGAGTTGTAGAAGACATCGTAACTTACGGAATCTAAGATTCAAATAAATAAACAGAAAGAGGGTGGGTAATTGCTACCTACCCTTTTTTTATAACTAATAAATAAAAAATAAATATTATGGCTTGTGATATTACTTTAGGTAGAACAGAACCTTGTAAAGATAGTGTTGGAGGAATCAATGCTGTTTATTTTGTAAATTTTGGAGACATAACTGGTATAACATACGATTCTACAGATGTAGATGTAATTGATGCAGTTGCTGGTAGTCCAAACGCTTACAAATACGAGGTTAGAGGAAACTCTACCTATACAGAAAACATTCAATCAAGTAGAGAGAATGGAACTACTGCTTTTGAGCAAGTGTTAGAGTTGACACTTAAAAAATTAACTAAAGAAGACCACAATACTATTAAATTATTATCTTTCGGAAGACCAAACATTCTTATCGAGGACAATAACGGAAATGTATTCTTAGCTGGAGCTGAGTATGGTGCTGACGTAACAGGAGGTACTGTAGTAACAGGAGGAGCTATGGCTGATATGAGTGGATATACTTTGAGTTTTACAGGTATGGAAAAAGCACCTGCAAACTTCATTAACGTTGCAGTTGCAGGAAATACCCCTGCTGAAAACATTACTGCCGCAGGATTTACTATTGTATAATAGTAATTTATCAATTAAACTAAACCCTACCATTTGGTGGGGTTTTTTTATTAAATAAAACAAAAATAAATTATTTAGTTATCATAGTATGTTAATATTACAACCAACAGTAGGAGATAAAACAATAACTATTGCACCGAGAAGTTCAGACTTGTCAGGAGCATTTGTTTTAAATATAAGAAGAGATGGTGATGGTAAGGAAGAATCTATAACAAACGCTACTTTAAGCAATATAGTGAACTTTACCGAAGTTACTTTTCAGTCAACAATACTTGAAGAGGATTCTACTTATTATTTAGAGATAACTAAAGATGATGAATTGTGGTATAGAGACAAGATATACGTAACATCTCAGACTGCTTCTGAAAGAGTAACTGAGAAACACGAAATAGGTAATGGCACAATTTACAAGCCTTATAGTATAGTAGATGATAACACATACATAATATAATGAGTTTAAATAAGAAAAATACAGTTAGTAAAGAATACAAAGATAGCATTAGAGTTGTCAATATGTCTTCTTACCAAGTTCCTACAATCAAAGAGGTTCACAATAAAGAGTGGGTTGCATTTGGGGATAATAACGATTATTTTGATAATCTTATAGATAGATACCTTGACAGTCCTACTAATGGTAGATGTATTAACGGTATTGTTGATATGATTTATGGTAGAGGTTTAGAGTCTACTAATTCAGATTTATTTCCTGAAGATTATGTTAGAATGAAGAAACTACTTAGACCAAGAGAAGTTAAGAGACTTGTTAATGATTATAAGTTGTTAGGTCAAGGTGTTATGCAACTAACATACAATAAAGCTAAAACAAAGATACTAAAGGTATCTCACTTTCCTATGGAGACTCTTAGAGCTGAGAAGGCTACTAAAGGTGTTATAAAGGCTTATTACTATCATCCATCTTGGAAGGACTGTAAAAACTCAGATAGTCCTAAAAGAATACCTACATTTGGTAATGGTAGTAAATCTCAGGTAAACGAACTTTATGTATTCAAACCTTACAGAAGTGGTTTCTATTACTACTCTACTGTAGATTACCAAGCGTGTTTACAGTATACAGAGTTAGAAGCAGAGGTATCTAACTATCATTTATCTAATATAGAGAATGGGTTACAACCAAGTTTATTTATAAACTTTAACAATGGAATACCTAACGCAGAAACTCAACACTCTATAGAGAGTAAGATTAACCAAAAGTTTAGTGGTAGTTCTAATAGTGGTAAAGCAATTATTGCATTTAACGAATCAGCAGAAACTAAAGCTGATATAGAAGCTATACACTTACCAGATGCTCACGCACAATATCAATTCTTATCTGATGAGGCAAGAGAGAAGATAATGTTAGGACACGGAATTGTATCTCCAATACTTTTAGGTATTAAAGACAACACAGGTTTTGGTAACAATGCAGAAGAATTAAGAACTGCATCTGTATTAATGGATAACGTAATTATCAGACCATTTCAAGATGGTATTATCTATGGATTAACAGAGATACTTGAATTTAACAAGATATACCAAGATTTATACTTTACTACTCTACAACCAATCGAATTTACAGAGTTAGATAACGTATCTACTAAGATTAGAAAAGAAGAGGAAACAGGTGAGAAATTATCTGCTGAAGACAATAAAGACTTTTCTGAAGAAGAGGGTGATGATATGATTAGCCAATTAGAGGCTTTAGGAGAGGTTTTAAGCGATGATTGGGAGGTAATCCATAGTGAGATATACCAAGACGAAAATGAGTCCGTTAAAATGGCTGAAATCAAGTATTCTGATAAAGCATCATCTGAAGACGATGGTGTATACAAAATTAGATACGCTTATATGCCAGAGAGAAAGTCTCCGAACAGTAGAGATTTCTGTAAGAGAATGGAAGTATTAACAGGTAGAAAGGTTGTATTTAGAAAGGAAGATATTAATATGATGTCTTTTAGAGGTGTAAATAAAGAGTTAGGTCATAAGAAACAGAACTATAGTTTACTAAAATACAAAGGTGGTAAGAACTGTCATCACTATTGGGAACTAAGAGTTTACAAGAAGAAAGATGGTAAGCAAGTTGATTCATCTAATGCTTACGGAGATGGTTTAAAAGAACCTAAAAACCCAAGTGAGATGGGTGAAAGAATGATAGATAGAGCAGACAAAGGTGCTTATAGAAGTACTTTAAATAAAATAAGAAAGACTTTAGGCATATGAAAGCATTATTCATAACAATACAAGATTTAAAAGCTAAGTCAATAATTAGTGGTAGTACTGATGCTGACAAGCTAATTCACTTTATTGAGGTGGCACAGGATATACACATACAAAATTATTTAGGTGGAAACTTATACGACAAGTTACAGGCTTTAATAATATCAGGTGATATAGACTTACCTGCTAATAGCGATTATAAGAGCCTTAGAGACGTTTATATTAAGCCAATGTTAATTTGGTTTACTCAAGCTGAATACTTCCCTTTTTCTATGTTTAAAATTGATAATGGAGGTATATCGAAGCATAGAGGGGAAGATTCGGATTCTGTTAACTATAGTGATGTTGATAGAATGATGAGTAAGATAAATGATAGAGCTGAGTTTTATACGAAGAGGTTCTTAGATTACATTTGTTTTAATAGTAATAAATATCCTGAATACAACAATAACAGTAATGGAGATATGTACCCTGACAAGGATGCTAATGAGTTTTCAAGTTTTGTTCTGTAATGAGTATAAAAAAAAAGACATATAAGACAAAAACAGTTAACATAATAAAGTTAAATAGTTTTTACAACGAGTTTAATAAAGAAAAGAAAAAAAATAATGGCAAACGAAATATACGCAGTTAGTTGGTGGGGTAATCCAGTAGAAGATGGATGGGGAGACATTTACTATAATTTAGCTTTTCCAAGTGAAGTACCATCTTTATTAAAATCTTTGGAATCTCGTTCAGCATATTATGAGAATGAAACTTGTACAACTGCAACATTAACTGACTTTGAAAAAATAGAACTATGAGTAATTTATTAGAGAAAGCAAGTATAATAACAACTCCTACTGCTTATAGTGATGGGAAGTTACATAGTGTTAAGCCAAAAGAAGTTTTAGGTAGTGAGTTAGTTACTAATGGCTCGTTTGATACTGATAGTAATTGGAACAAAGAAGCTGGGGGATGGTCTATAAGTGGAGGAACTGCAAATGGTGTTGAAACAAGCACCCCGATTTATCAAACAATATCTGGATTTGAAGCTGGAAAAAAATATAAAGTTAGATTTGAAGTAACATCTGTTACAAATGGTTATATAAGAGTTTACGCTTACGCTGGAGCATCTGGTACTTTTACTAATATATTTAATTCTCCTTCTTTAACTACGGGAGTATATGAAAGCACATTTGAATTTGGTGGCACAAACAAAATATTAAGATTTTATGGTAGTGTTCCATCCACTGGGGGATTTACTGGCTCAATAGACAACATCTCTGTAAAAGAAGTAACAGACGCTGATTTCGATTTCCAAAGAGGTTCTGCTGCTACAAGAGTAAACTCACAAGGACTTATAGAGAATGTTCAGACATTAAGTGGTAATTTAGTACAGAATGGAGATTTTAGTGAAATAGGTAGTGAGGAAATTGTAAATGGAGATTTTGCTACGGATAGTGATTGGGTATATGGAACTGGATGGAGTATAAGTGGAGGTAAAGCAATTTGTGATGGTGGAAATGAAAACTTACTACAAAGTAATGTTGGAAACGCTAATAAAAATTATAAAATAGTTTTTAGCATTTCAAATTATGTATCTGGTTCTATAAGACCAGCATTTGTAGGACAGTATTCACAGTCAATTGATTATAATGCAAATGGAACTTATATTGCCTATATTTCTTCTCTTTCAGATTTACGTTTTGTTTTTTATGGAAGTGGTTTTAATGGCTCAATAGACAACGTATCAGTCAAAGAGGTCGGACAGAATTGGACATTGGGTACTGGTTGGAGTATTGGAGATGGTGTGGCGATTCATACTGGTTCAGTTACTGGTAATTTATCTTCTAACGTTCAAATAACGTCTGGTAAATCTTATAAATATTCTTACACTATATCAAATATAGATGATGGTGTAGTTAATTTATACGTTCCTTCTACTACTTATGTATCCAATAACGCAGTAGGAACATACGAAGGTACTTTTACAGCTACAAATTCTGGAGCGTTAATTATTAGAACTAATTCAACAAACGCATCTGTAACAAACATATCACTTAAAGAAGTAACAGACGATACAGACTTACCAAGAATAGATTATACAGATGGTTGTGGTAGTTTATTGTTAGAGCCACAGAGTACTAATTTAGTTACTTATTCAGAAGATTTTAGTAATTCTTTTTGGTCAAGAATTGGTGTTAGTGCAGTAGGTGGTTTTATTTCACCAGACGGTAATAATAACGCTTATAAATTAGTTGAAGGTACTGGTGCTGGAGGACATTTTGCAAGTTCTACAAACATATCAGTTACAAGTGGTAATTACTACACATTTTCAGTATTTGTTAAAAAAGGAGAAAGCAATTTTATACAACTTTTATTCTCTTCTACAACACACGGCTCTAATAATTATGCTAATTTTGATTTATTAAATGGTGTTTTAGGTAGTGTTGGTAATGGTGTTTCTAAAATAGAATCTGTTGGAGATTTTTACAGATGCTCTTTTACATCACAGTCAACAGCAACAACTTCAACAAATGTTTTTGTTTGGAAAATACAATCACTTACATCTTTAAGAGCAGAATCATATACTGGAGATGGAACAAGTGGAGTTTATGTATGGGGAGCAATGCTTGAAGAAGGTTCTTACCCAACATCCTATATCCCAACTAACGGTTCAACTGCAACTCGTTTAGCTGATTTATGCAACAACGCAGGTTCAAGTGATTTAATAAACTCAACAGAGGGTGTTTTATATGCAGAGATAAGTGCTAACGAAAATTCAAGTGGTGGATGGATTTCTTTATCAAATGGAACAACAAGCCAAAGAGTCAGTATAGCACTTCAAGCAAATGGCATAAGGTTATATATAAGAAACGCAAGTGGTATGATATGGGATTATATTTATACAAATGCAAATACATCTGATTACAATAAAATAGGATTAAAATATAAAAGTGAAAATTACGCTTTATGGATAAATGGAATAGAGGTTGCCACGAATAGTAGCTCTAATATATTAAGTGGTTTAAATAGTTTGCAATTTGATAATTCAAGTGGGTTGCATAATTTCTACGGAAACGTTAAATCCGTTGTAGTCTATAAAGAAGTATTGACAAACGATGAATTAGAGGGATTAACTGGAGAGGGATATGATACATTTAACGCTTTAGCATTAGCTAATAATTACACAATAATATAATATGGCAGTAAAATTAGGTAACGGAAAATGGGCAGTAAAAGAGAATAATCTTTTAGCTTACAATGATAATAGTGGTCAGTTCTTTAACAAGGAGTTTGACTTTACAAGGGGTTCATCTGCTACTTATGTAGGTAAAGATGGATTAATTAAAACTGCTGGATTACAAGATACTAATTTAGTACAGAACGGAGATTTTAGCGAGTTAGGTTCGGAGGAAGTTGTAAATGGAGATTTTGCTACTGATAGTGATTGGACTAAAGGTGCAGGTTGGACTATTAGTGGAGGTGCTGCTATTCAAGACGGAACGGGTAGCGGGTCGAGTTTACAACAATCAAACATAATTGTAGTAGGTAAAACTTATAAAATAACTTACGAAATTATTGAAAGAACACAAGGTTCTATTCAACTTTTTGCAGGTTATCCAAATTCAAATACACCAACCAATAGCACTATTGGTGTTCATACACATTATATAAAAGCAGAAGGAAACCCTAATTTATATTTATTACCATCTAATTTCATTGGCTCAATAGACAACGTATCTGTTAAACAAGTAGACCCTAACGATGAATGGACTTTAGGAAGTGGATGGAGTTATGGAGATGGTGTTGCTTATTCGGACAACACACAGACTAATTACGAAAGCCTACAACAAAGTAGCGTAACAACAATAGGTAAAACTTATGAATTAAAATTTAATCTAAATTTAGATAGTGGTGTTATTCAAGCAAAAGGTAATGCTGTTTATGAAACATATTATCCTGCCGATAACGGAGAAATTGTAAGTTATTTTGTAGCAGATTCCACTTTTTTTAGGTTTACAAGTTTTCCTAATAATACACTTGGCTCTGTAACAAATATCTCGGTTAAAGAAATACAAGTAAACACACCAAGAATAGACTTTAGTGATTCAGCAGATGGTGCTTTGTTATTAGAGCCACAGAGTACGAATTTGATTCAGTATAGTGAGGATTTTAGTGATAGTTATTGGAGGAAAGGCTCAAATACCACAGTCATAAACAACTACGCTATATCTCCAGAGGGAAAACAAAACGCTACAAGAATACAAATGCCAGATACAAGCGGAACATTTTTGGATGTAAACTTATCGGGTTTACAAGGCAATACCTTAACTGTTAGTTTTTATGCTAAAAATAATGGAGGCGTAACAAATATAACTACTTATTTGTTAGGTAATAATTTACAAACAATATCTCTAACAGACAAATGGGTTAAATATGATTTTACTGGTATTGCAGATACAGATGTAAGAGTTGGAATTGATAATATTAATGGTGGTGGTGCTGTTGATTTTTTATTATACGGATTCCAACTTGAACAACTACCATACGCAACCTCGTATATCCCAACACAAGGTTCAGCATCTACTCGAATAGCAGAAACTTGTACTAACTCTGGTTCAGCACAAGACTTTAATAGTGAAGAGGGAGTATTGTATGCGGAGATTAGTGCTTTGGATAATGGTGGTTTTGACCGATATATATCTTTGGATGATAGCACAAGTTTAAACTATGTTCATTTAATATTACACGCAACCGACAACAGAATAGTGTTTAGGGTTAATAGTGGAGGTGTTGAGCAAGTAAATATATCAGATTACAATTTTGAACAAACTGATAATTTAAAAATAGCTTGCGTTTATAAACAACATTACTTTTCTTTATGGATAAATGGAATTGAAAGAGTAACAGATATTAGTGGTAATATTCCAATAGGATTAAATAAATTAAACCTTTCTTTATTTAACGGAACACAACCTTTCTACGGAAAAGTAAAAAACGTACAAGTATTCACAAAATCATTAACAGACGAAGAATTAGAAAAACTAACAACAATATAAATTAATTAATTATGTACATAGGTAAATACGCATTTAACAGTAAAGAACAAGCACAAGATAAGATTGATGCTTTAGGTACTGAAATAGATGAGAACGGAAACGAATATCCAACGCACAAACATTCTATCGTAGAATTAGGTAACATCGTTTTAGAACAAGGGGAATACGATGAGAACGGAGAAGAAATATCTGCACCAGTATTATCAGACAAATGGCATTTAGATGTTGCTTGGAGATTAGAAGATTCTTACGATGAAGATGGAAACTTAATAGAAGCAGACCATCCATACGGTTGGAAATCTTATTCAGAAGAAATCGAGGGTGATGGAGTACATTCTTTCTTTGGGTTAAAATACGATGAATTAAAATTCTAATAAAGTGGATATGCAAGACCTAAAATTAGCGTTTATAAATTTCCTTACTTTTACAGTAAGTTTCTCTGATGCAGAGCAATGGCTAAAATTAACGCTTTTAGTAGTTTCTATTGCATATACAGTTCTAAAGATTTTTAACATAAATAAAAAGAGTGAGTAAATACTTTAAAGAAATAGAGTATAAAATGGATGCTGACTTTCTTGCTAAATTAGATAAGGCAAGAGAGTTGGCTAACATACCTTTTACAATTAATTCTGCTTACAGAAATCCAGACCAAAATGCAAGAGTAGGCGGTAAACCAAATTCAAGCCATTTAAAAGGACTTGCAGTAGATATAAGGGCAAATGATAGTAGTACAAGATATATTGTCTTAAATGCTCTTATAAGCGTTGGATTTAATAGAATTGGTGTTGCAAGTTCATTTATTCACGTAGATGACGATAAAGAAAAAGCGAGTAATGTAATTTGGACATATTAAAAGGATTATTTCATACGGTTATGTTTATTATGGGAGCAATCATAAGAACTGACTGTGTTAAATATCCAAACCTACTAATGTTATTTGGTTGGTTATTAATAATAGTATTAAGTATAAAAAAATTAATTCTCTTTACAAAAGGGATTTAATATGATAAGAAATCAAGATTATATTAACAGATAGTTATAACCAAAAGTGATTAGGTTTCTAAAAAACGACAGTAAATAAGATTACTTAAAATTTTATCTACTAATTGTTTGTTATTAGTAGATTTTACAAACTAATAGTGTGTGTATTTGGAGTATTTTAAACAAGAGTAAATAATGATAATAACAGAATTAAACATAATTGAACCAATTATCCAAAATAATATTTCACTCCAAGATTTTTTATTAGGTTCTTCCTCTATTTTATGGACAGTTTTTTGTTTTATAGGACTTTTTAATTCAATATTTAAAAAAGAGTAAATTATGGAAATAAACTTAATTTTATTAGTGCCTAACGCAATGATATTGGGTTGGCAGTATCACGAACCAGAGAAAGGATTTGAGTATTCAGAACTTAATCTGTTTTTATTCTTTGGTCAGATACAAGTACGATGGGAGTAATTACTCTCGTTAATCGAACAAGGGTAAATAACTAAACTTATACAGATGAAAAAGATACTAAATTGGTTTACTGGTGGTGTAATTAAAGAAATAGGTAATGCGATAGACAAACTATTTACCACAGAAGAAGAACGCTTAAAAGCCAAGAATGAGATATTCAAGGTACTACAAGAACAACAATTAGAATTACAGAAACTACAAACAGAAATCATTGTTACAGAAGCGAATGGTAATTGGTTACAGAGAAGTTGGAGACCAATACTTATGTTAGCATTTGGTTTTATAGTTATCTACGTTAAATTTATTGCACCTTTATTTAATTTACCTATTCCTCCTTTAGAAAATGAGTTTTGGGACTTGTTACAGTTAGGTATCGGTGGATATGTAGTTGGTAGAAGTGTAGAGAAAGTAGCAGGTAACATCACAATTAAAAAATAATTCACTTTTTATTTGTTTATTTAAAAATAAATATATAACTTTGTAATTTATTAATACTTCACTATTATAAAAATAATTATAAAAAAATAATAATAATAATTAATATTATATTTAAAAATAATACTATTAAGTATAAAAATAAATATAAGACATCTGACCCCTATTCAATAAAAAAAAACAAATACTTATTAACAAAGAGTTGTTTATTTATCCTATAATAATTATATTTGTATATGTCTAAGGAATATAAAAGAAAACAATATAGTTTTTCTTTACATAAGGTTGATTATACTGATTCCTATACTGAAGAAATGGATTGCGAAGGTCTATCTGTTTTAAAGTGGAGTATGTTTGATAGTCCTGACAAATTGGGTAGTGGAAAATACTTTATGGAAAGTGAACCAGTTTTCATATTAGATGAGGTATTTAGGAAAGATAGAATGTCAGGATTCATACTTCAAGGATATACAAGTAAGACTTATGCTGATAAGATAGCACTACCAAGTAATAGTGGTCATAGAGTTGGTAAGTCAATTAAGTTTAGGTGTATCAACAAGACTAAGAGGTTTAAGATGATTAGGGGTCTTATTCAATATGGAATAGAGAGAATACAAGTTACTAATGAATGGATATACTTCGATACAGATAACTATTTAAAAGACCCTGAGTTTATTTGCGTTTAATTTTCTTTTTTGTTTTATTATGAATATTTGTTTTTAATTATGG